ACCTCGGTGTTCGGCGGATACTGCACGGTCGCCGGCAGCCAGGTGTTCTCGTCGATGTATTCGATGATGACCGCGTCCGGGTCTTCCTCGCCCAGCATCGTGTATTCAAACGATGTGCTGTCGCGAACGATCTCGCGATCGGTCAGCATCATAGTAGGGACCGTGTCCCACTGATCTCGGACCAGCGACAGCGTGTCGCCCAGCCACATATGCCGTGCGCGCGACGGGATCAGCGCGGTGTCGAACGCCTCAGGCACGGCCACGGCCGATTTGAACACATAGTCGAAGCCATCGCCGCGCGCCGTGCAACCGGCCGCGTGATTGACGATGGCATTGAAGTCGGTCTTTGAAACCTGCACCTCGGCGCCGTATTGCGGATTCGTCGCCATATCGAGCAGAGCCCATGCCGGGTTTCGCGTCGCCTGGAGGGCGAATTTCTCACCATCCCAGACCGGCAGTTTGCGCGTACCGGTCACACCGAACTTGAATGAGCCTTGGGTGGTCTCGGTCGCCTTGATGCGGATGGCGATGGTCGAGACCGGGAAGGTATTGTCGCCGCGCAGATAGGCCCGCAATCCGGCCCAAACGACCTCTGCCGCGCCCTTGTTGTCGGCCGGCACATCGGTCGTGCGGCGGAAGCGCACCTGATACCGCCCTTCCGGGCAACCGACCAGCAGCGTCTCGCGGATCGGCGCGCGCGACGCATACGACTTGGTCACCGAGCCTAGTTGCACCCAGGTGCCGTCGATCGGTGCGCCGACGTCGTCAACGGCCTGCCGCTCAGCGACGACCGTCACGCTAAAGCCAGTCGTCTCGCCTTCATCATTCGTGGTGTAGCAGCCGGCGGGAAAGACGTAGTCGACGGCGATCTGATACGCTTCTGTCTCCGGCGCATTGGCGACGTAAGGACCAATCCAGCTATAGTCATGAGGAAGCTGTTGGCCGCTGACCTCGTCGGATTGCGTGACGTTGACCGGAAAGAGCGTGACCGGTTCATTCGGCTCGTAGAACCTGATCACCGCGGACGAGAACGCGGGCAACACGCCATCGGTTGGATTCCAGAACGGCGTGTCGCTGATCGACAGCCCTTCATAATCCATGCTGCCCATGGTGGTGGAGAGCAAAACGTTCAAATATTGATCGTTGCCCTGGTACTCACCCCAGGCAGTCGCCGACAGGTCGGAGTAGTCCTTCAGCCGCCCGTACCAGACGGGCAACGGTTGCCCGAGCCGCGCGCGGTTGCCCTGCACCGATGCGGTGTAGATCTGATCGGTCGGCGTACCGTCATTGGTGGCACCCTGCTTCGGCGCAACGAGCGCATTGACCATCAACGCGCCGCCGACGCCAGCGAGCGCGGTCACAGCGCCGCCAACGATTGTCGCCGTCGTTCCGGTAAGGCCAAGCCCGGCGGCAAGGGCTGGCCCCGCCCAGGCGGCAAATGCGGCGACGGCTACCAACGCGACCAGGCCGAGCACCTGCTTGCCCTGCTTGCCGCCACCGCGCGGATAGGAGACGAACCGCACGTTGTCGTTCGCGGCGATCTTGGTCCGGCGCCAGTCCTTTCGCCAGACACACTCGCCGTTGACCTCGAGGACAGTCCGGAGCCGCTTTCGGAATTGCCATCCGTAGCGCGGATCCTTAGTAGCCCAGCCGGTGCGACGCAGGAACGCCGTGATCGTCTCGCCCTTGCGTGGAACCGCCTGCGCGACCTCAAGGCCCGGCGCGACCACGTGCAGCACCGGCCGCCGCGCAGACGCACTGCGCCGTTCCCGGCGTGCGCGGGAGCGCTCTGCCGGCATCTTGGCCGGGAGTTTCGGAAGAGGTGCGTGCATGTCGCCTATTTCGGCTCGAAGAATCTCAATTGCCGCCAGCCTTGCTGACGGAGCGCGAGCGGTGTTTCAAAACAGACGCCGGCGTGTTCGTCGCAGTGGATGATCTTGCCTTCCGGCTTCATCCAGACGCCGATGTGTCCGGGTATTCGCAGATGCGCCATGAGGCACAGCGCGCCGTCCTGAGCGGTGACCAGGCCGCCCGGCCCTTCCGGCACCTCGCGCCAATTAGCGCGCTCGCCGTGACCATCGAAGGCTTCCAGCACCCAACGCTTGGACAGATCCGCCGGCACGCTGACAGCCGGCAGCATCCGACCGAACAACTCTCGTTGGATGTGGACGGCGAAGTCCCAGCAGTTGGCGTCGCGCCATGCCCAAGGCTGGCCGATCAGAGCGGCAAGAAAGTCGGAGCGCATCATCCCGGCAACAGGCTCCGGAATCGCGTGGTGGTGTAGTTCTGATCGGCGCGCGGAAAGCGCTTGTTCTGGAGGTTGCCGACCATCAACGTTCCCTCCAGCGTTGACCCCTTCATCGTCACTTTCGATAGTCGGAAGACGACAGGACCGTAAGCCGGCTCGGCCAGGTCGCTGCCGAGATACTCGCGATAGGTGACTTTGATGTCGGCACGGATCGCCATCGCCGCCTTAATCTTCGGCACCAACTCGCGCTGGACGTTGTCGACGGAGACTTTGCATTGCGGCGGTTGGCCCTCGCGCTGCTCAGGATAGCCCGATTTGAACGGACAGGCGATGTGGTTCACCATCTGGCCTTGATTCACGTCGGCGCCGGCCTCGATGCCGAGCAGAACATCATCGGCGACGTTCGCGACGATATAGACCGGTTGATCGAACGTTGGGTGCTCGAACTCCAGCGTGCAATACTCGACGTCGTCTGGCGGACAACTCGCGTTGGCTTCCAGCATCGCCTCTGAATGCGTCGGCATATCTTTCCTATCTAGCGCGGATGCCCGCGGTGCGCGCGGACGAAACGGAAGTAAAGCAACGCCGACAAGCCAAAGCAGAAACACCCGTCGCGAAATCGGCATCAGCCATAGACCCGCAACTGCATCGTGACGTCGGTGACATCGTCAGTCACCGCGCCATATTGGAGCGGACTTGAAAGATTGAACTGGCAAACCTTGTTGTCGAAGGCAGCGCCATTCCAGACGTCGGCTCGAAACCGGCCGGTGCCGCCGCCTAGCGTATCCCCGAACCAAGTTTCGAACGTTGCGAGATCGGCCGCCTCAAAGCGGATCGTCTGCGTCACCAGCGCGACCTTATCGCCCGGCCGGCGGCGTTGGCGGACATTGCCCTGTTCCATTTCCGTGATGATCGGCCCCGGCCCCCACGGCTTGCGCTGCCAGCTATTCGCTTGCGGCGCGTATGGAATGGCAGGCCAGTTCGGCAACGCCATCACCGACCTCCGAAGCCGACCGCGCGCGCTTGCATTGCGCGCGAAGCCCGGCCGTCTGTGGCGGCGTCCTCCACCATCACGTCTTTCACCGCATTTGCGAAGTCGATCATGATATCGCGGTCGCCATTCGGACGATCCTGCTGGGTGACCTTCGGCGTTCCGGGCGCGCCGTTGATCGTGATGCTGACGTTTCCGCCTGCGGATTGTCCCCGCGGCAGGACCCGCTCGCCGCGCTGAAGGATCGCCGGGACTTCATCCGGCATCAGGCCGGCGATTCCGCCGGTGTGGTATCGAGGCGCGCCATGAAACACGGACGGATCGACCGAGCGAGTTACGCTGTGACTGCCGACAACACCACCAGAGTGGTAGAGGCCCCCGAGAACACCGCCGGTGCCACCGAGCGTGCCGGCACTCACGCCGCCGCTTAGGCCAGAACCGAGAAGCGACAGCGGCCCGCCGCCAAGCCCGCTAAACATGCTCGATGCAGCCTGCAAAGATCGCATCAGCGGAATGACGATGTAGAGCTTGATGATCATTTCCTCGATCGCGCGGATGATCGCCTTGCCCATATCGGCTGCGCCCTGGCTGACTGACTTGGTGCCGTCGGCGACATCCGCCAGCCCCGTCACCAGCGTACCGGAGAGCGACGACGACACGGTACTGAGCGCCGCATTCGTCCGAAGCCCTGCCGCCTCGACGCTGCCGAGCGCCGTTGCGACGTCGGGATAGATGCCGCGAAGCTGCTGCGCGATCTGGACGTCATCGGGCGACAGAAGCGCCGTCTGGCGGCCAAACTTAACGTTGTCGTTCGCAGCGGCCCGCGCGGCGTTGTCAGTCGCGCGGCCTACCTCAGCCGCCCATTCTCGGATCGCGGCCTTGTCCTGCTCAGTCAGAACCTGCCGATTACGGATCGCTTCATTAAGGCGGTTTTGTTCAGCGGTGAATGCCGCAGCCGCGCCTGCGCTCATGCCGATCGTGGCGGTCTGAACATTCAGCGCATCGATCTGTGCTCGCATTTGCGTGACGCCGAGAGCGTTTTCGCGAGCGAGCGCCTTCAGCGCGGCCTCCTCGCTCTCGGTGATGCGGACTCCATTAAGGCGAGCCTGTGCGACCTGAAGTTCGACCGCACGGACCTGATCACCGACGCCGGCCATTTGTGACAGGATACCAATGCGCTGTTGCTCACGTCCCATGATCGCGGACAGCGCATCTTTGTCGACACTTCCATTTCCTCGCAGCTGCGTGGCCTTCTGCCTGAGAGCGTCCTGAAGAACAAGGTCGTTCGCCGCTGGATTCTGGCCGTCTCCAGCAAATCGGCCGGAGAACTGCGATTGCAGCTTGACGCCAGCCGCCGCCGCGCTTTCTGGCGTGTAGAAATTCTGCCAGACCGACGCGTTGCCCATGCGCTTTGCGATCCGATCCATTCGGTCGAGCACCGTCGCGCCTGCGCTGATCGCAACCTGAAACGCGGAGCGCGCGTATAGGCCGAAATTCGTCCAGGCACGGTTCCATGCCTCATCAAACTGGCGCGCGCGCCGGACGAGATTGTCATTCGCAGCGCCGCCGAACTCGGTTGCTTCCTGCTTTGCCCGTCGAATGCCCTCCGCGCCATCCGACATGAAGCGCACCCACTGCATCGTCGCCGGCAGACCCATCTGCTGCAGCAAAACGAGACGCTGCTGATCGCTGGCGGCGTTCTTGATAATGTCGGCTCCAGCCTGCATCGCTTGATTGAAATCGGTCGCACTCTTGCCGTTTGCCCGAAGGACCGTCGCCAACTCGCCAACGCCGTGTTGAGCTTCATAGACGCCGGCACTGAATTGCTGGATCCCGCCGATGAAATCGTTCTGGCTGATTCCCTTGAACGATGCGGCGGCTTGCAGCTTCGCCATCGAACTGGACGCCACGCCGGCCTGCCGCGAAACATCATCCAGCGCGAGGGCGAACGACTTCCAACTCGCAAATGCCGCGAAGGCCGCCGCGCCGATCGCGACCAAACCTAGCGCCATTAGCCGAACTGGCGTCAGCGCCGCCGCTACCTGCGAAGCAAAGCCACGCAACGAACCCTGCGATGACGTGAAAATATCGCCAATCTGACTGCCCTGCTGAAACAGCACGGTAAGCGGGCTTTGACCGCCGGCAAGCGAGACGCCGACGTCCTGGGCTTGCCGTGACAGGTTAATCAGTTCGTGCCGCGCCAGACCAACTGCGCCAGCGTTGTCATTCGCCGCACCCGTCGCCTTCTCCATGCGCTGGCGCGCAGCTTCCAAAACTGCGTTCGCCCGCTCCTGAAGCGCCGGGTTTTGCGAGACGGCCGCATTCACCTGCCGCTGCACCTTCTCATAATCCTGCTGTGCGCGAACCTGCGCCACGTAGCGCCGCTCGATGCTCGCAAAGCGAGTTTCGAGAGAAAGCGTCGCCTTCTCGGTCTGCTGCGAGGTGACCGCGACGTTCTGCTGCGCGTCCGACAACTCGTTGAGCTTCGTCGTCGCGGCATCAACGCCGGACGTCGTCGCCTGGATCGACAGGCGCCGCACGGCTTCCTGAACAGTTGCCATTATCGATCCTTAAACGACACGCGGATGGCCGGCGTCGTCACTGCGGAGCCAGCGACCCGGTCCTGACGCTGCTTTTTGTCGTAGCGCCGTCCACCCCTCTTCGCGTTCCAACGGCGCGACCGCTGGTCATGCTTCAGCCGGTAAGCGCCGATCTGCTCTTCGTGCGTGAACGTGATCTTTGCGATGTTGCCGAAACGAGCCTTGGCGTCCTTATAGGTACGCTCATAAATCCGGTTCGGGACCTGAATTAGGAAATCGCGGCCACTCTTAGTTTTCCCGACCTCGAGCCGCCGGGCATAGGGCAACAGATTTGCGAACACGAACTCCGTGGCGTTCGGGATCTGCTCGCCTAACGCAATCTCGACGCCATCGGCGAATAGCGCGTGCCCCTTTCGGTAGGCGCCTGACCTGCGCGGAGATCGATCCAGCAGCGTTTGACCGATCCACGCCAAGACGTCATTGCCGATGTCCCATTCCGCGATGATCCGACCGTTCGGATGCACCGACTCCAGATCGGCACCAGGGCGACCGTCGACCGTGATGATCTTCGGCGGCAACCGGCCGAGAATGCGCCGGTTCGCGTCGTCGGTCTCCGCAATCGCACCGCGCGCGAAGCCCGCCACAGCCTTGCTCTGAGCCGCCGGCGACAGCATCTCATTGACGATGATGCTGACGTCCTTGGCGATCGGTTCGATCCGGGTTCTTACCGACATCTTTCGCTTTTTCCTCGAGGATGATGGCTCTGCGATGCCCGAGCCGGATCAGCGTCAACGCATCCTTCGGATCGAGGTCGATACCGCGCAGGTCTGACCAGGCGCGCAGCCCTTCCCATGTGATCAGCGCCGGACTGAAGCCGTTCGACGAAATGCCCATCGATATCTCGAGGAAATCGACCCAGAGGTATTCGAGCGGCCACGGAAAGTCGGGCTCATCGTTCGGCGTCGTCTTCGTCTTGCGTTTCAGCCGCGCCCATTGTCGCGCGGCCGAATCCTGATGATCGCCCTCGGACGCGCCGTCGGCTAACTGACGGCTGCGGCGGAACTGGTGCTCGGCGTAGACGACGAGGTCGGCGACGAGCGCGTCATAAAATTTGCGGCGTCATTCGCCGCCACCCACACCTGCACGAACAACCAGTTCATGCCGGGCACCGCATAGAGCTCAGCGGCATTCTCGGCTGTGCACGGCACGTCGATCACTTCGCGCGTCGCCGGATCGACCAGATGCCACGCCTTGGTCAGGGCGGCACACTTCTGGATGTTTTCCTCAAGCTGATCACCGGGCTCGGCCATCCCGTTGCGGCTCTTCATCGCCTTGCGGCGAAGGGCGGCGCGCTGGTCCTTGTCGAACGCCCGGCCTGCATCGCTGTCGGTCGACAAAACTTCAATGAAGGCTTTCTTGCCGTCCTTGTCGATGATGGGAAGGTCCGTGATCTGGTCGATGATCTCGACCCGGAACGCCTGGGAGACGTTCGCGGCGAGCGCGGCAAATTTTGAGGACATGGGATTTCCTTTGGCGGAAGGTGGAGCGGGGCCGCCCGCCAGCGGCCCCGTCCGATCGCGATCACCCGGCTCATGGCGAGCCGAGCAGGTTCCCCGTAGCGGCGGGGACCTTCTAACCTTTTGGCTTCCCCGCCTCCCCGGCAACCGGTAAGACCGCACTTTGCGGCTAGGGAGAGGTCCATTGATTCGATTGGTTTTACTGATTGCCGCCCTTGGGCACGCCACCGTGCCGTCCATCGCGCAACAACGCCGGCCCGACCCCAAGATTGGAGAGACCCTTGTTCTTAGCGCGACAGCGCGCAAGGATATGAAGGTTCAAATTGAGGCGACGGGGTTGAATTGCCCCGCCATAGCAAAGATCACCTACGTTGAGGAAACCGTCGCAGGACGCATCATGCGGATTGAATGCTATTCATCGGATAAGAAGTCTCAGTGGGAGATCCGCGCGACGGTTTCTCCTGCTGACCCCGTTATTCCGAAATTCGAGCCTTGGTAGCCGCGTAGACCTCGTAGGATGGTATCCGCCCGCGCTTCACGCGGCGATCTGTGTGTCGACGATCTGGATGGTGGTAGCGTCGATGCCGGGCGCGCCGGCAAACTTCAGCGCTTGGAACGGCATGGTGATGGCCTGTCCGCCCTCGCCCGACGTCGCCACGTCGGCATCGGAGAACTTCACGCGCGGCAGCAGAATCGTCATGGCCGGCGTATCGGGATCGCTCTCCGTGGTGAGATACAGCAGGATGCTGATCTCATCCTCTTCAGTGAACGACTTCACCAACGTGCCATCCTGAAAGAACGCCGTGATCTGGCCGGTGACATTCGCGCGGCCGAGGAAGATTTCCGGCACGAAGTTCTGACCGACCACTGCGTCAGATGACGGGCTCAGATCCATCTGGATATTGACGCCGGTGATCACGCCCTGGTTGACGCCATTGACGCGAACCAAACCGTTGACCGCGGCGAAGATGCCCGTTGTGGTCTCGGCTGCCGGGCTGGTGAAGTACGGCGCGGCCATTGTTTCCAGCACCTGCATATTCCGGCCCATCACCGGAAATTCGATGGTTGACATGCCCGACGCCGGCAGCTGCATGGTGAAGCCGCCGACGCGGCACTCGGTGAAGAGCCGCGCGACGTCGATATCCTCGTTATAGATCTCGAACGCGAATTTGCGGCTGACATGGCCGGTCGACGGCACCGAGAGGCGCTTGCCGATGGTGGTGAGACTGAACGCGGTATCCGCGGTCATGTCCGTCGGCGCGGGATACACCTCAACGGTGCGGTTGCTGGCTCCGGAGAAGCCGAGAACGATGAAATTGGCGCCCGCGTTGCCGACAACCGAGGTGTCGGTCAACCGGAAGACGTGGCCAACGCGGAGTCCGAGGGCAACCGGATCGCCGCCGCCGAAAGTCAGCGTGGACAAATCCTCATCCGCTGCGACGCTGGTCAGTTCGGTTTCAGTCAGATCGACCGGCGCTTCCCACGTTCCGCGGAAAGCCGCCTCGAAGAGGTCGGCATAGGTCAGTGGGGACAATTCACCGGAAACCGAGCCGGTGACGCGGCGTGTGCCGTGGCGGAAGTCGGCAATCTGGCGGTCGTTCCGGATCTCGCCAGACTGATAGCTGTCTTTCGCCAGCTTCAGCGTCGACGACACGCGGCGCAGGATCTGGCCGCCAGACGCGCCGGGATCGGTCGAGGTATCCGGCTCAGTATTCGCGGCAATGACGCCGGAGGCATACTTCTTGTAGGACACGCGGGCGGATACGCCTTCAGCAAGCGACATGGTGGTTCTCCGTGATGGAAGATTGCTCGGCGATCAGCCGATCTGGTCGAAATGCAAGTCGATCTCGGCGACCGCGCACTGATAGTTGTTCACCGGGTTACTCAACCCCGGCACTGAGATGTTCGCGCCCTCACCGATCGGAATGACGTCGGCCGAGAAGCACGACACGACATTGTCGCGGTAGCTGCGGAGGCGCGCGGCTACGGCCTCGGCATTCGCCAGCATCCGATCTGACGCGCCCTCGGCGAGCGTCGGCTCGAAGACGAAGACCTCGAGCGTCCCGCGGTTGCGCCACACATTGCGCCCGCGGCCGCCGCCGAAACTGGCTGGCCCCCGGCCCGAACCATCATTGTCGAACACCGCGAACCCGAATGGCGCCGGTTCGTCCGGCAACGGAGGAATGACGTCACCCTGCCAGTAGATCGGAAAGTCTGTGATCGCGCCGAGCCGGGTTTTCAATGTACTCCGTGCGTCTTCGACGTTTGCCATCAGCCGCCCGCCTGAATTTCGAGCGCGATCAGCGTGCCGCCGATCCGCCGAGTATTGTCGTCGACGGCCTTGATGCGCTTCACCTTGCCGCGCACCACAGCGGAGTCGTTGTTCGTCAGCGGCAAGCGGCCACCGAGCGTGTCGACCAGCGCGATGATCTTCACGTCACCCTGCACGATAGAGCCGACCAACTCGTCCGGCTTATAGCCAACGACGCGCGCCCGCACCGTGACGTCAGGAACACCGATACGCCGGATGATGACGTCCTCGCCCACCTCGTTGATCATCGCACGATGGCTGGCGAGCGCCTCAGCCGCGTTCATGCGAACACCCGATAGGTGGAGAGCAGCGACG